GACGGGTGGAGCAGCCAGGGAGCAGCCAGGGAGCAGCCAGGGACGGGTGGAGCAGCCAGGGAGCAGCCAGGGACGGGTGGAGCAGCCAGGGAGCAGCCAGGGACGGGTGGAGCGCATGAAAAACCCCCTAGCGCGATGCTAGGGGGTTTGTCGGATCGGATGACATCGAACTATCGATCAGTCTTCCATGAAAGCCGTGTAGGAAGCTTCAAGGTATCTCTTCTCGCCGGTGACTGCCGCACGGGAAACGCGCCATCGCGTGGCAAGCTCGGAAGGGCTTTCACCCGATGCAAGATCAAGCGCTCTTGCGCGATGGTTGTCAGACAGATGATCGATCCAATCCTCAGTATCGACCTTGAAAGAAACAGCATCGAAAACACTAACATGATCATCAACGAACGTTTCCATGATGATCGAATTGTGTCGCTTGGCATGATTGAACAACTCCTTTTTTGAAGAACTCTTGATGTTTCCCGAATTGCGTCCAGCACGGGTATGCTTGCACGCGAAAACAAATGTTGTGGTGAGAAGCGTATCGGTGGCGATCGCACGTTCAACCAGTCGCCGAAAATGGAACCACGTATCGGCCATTGTGTTCGATACTGCGTCATCTTTGGCTTCCGGCTTGAGAGCGCGGAAGTAATGCTCGGCACGGGCCGTCAATTCGTCATAGCGCGATTCAAAGAGATCACGCGCTTGATCGATGGTTTCAATCAGGTTGTCAGTGGTGGTTGCTTCGGTCATCATGGAAAAACTTCTTTCTTGCAAGAGGTGGAAGAGAATCGGAACGGCCTTGACTGCAATCAAGGCCGTTCCCACATTTCATGCTGTTATCAAGAGTTGTTTCGATGTGCCTTGATGGCATAGAGGCAGGCAAGCCCGACTTGCTTGGCAAAATCCATGTCCCGTTCGGCGATGGAATCGAAACCATCAGGACAAACAGTATCGATGATCTCGCCAATCGTCACGCAAGCCCACTCGTATTTGGATGGGAAATATTCGTCGATAAACGAATCCGTTCCACTGGTGCAATTGCCTGCGCCGATCGAGTCGTCGCGCGAGACGCGAATGGCGCGAGTCTTGGGATCATCCCAGGAATCGAGCAAGCGCTGGATCTTGCCCAGCTTATGCTCATTCCAGCATTCTTCACAGTAGCCTTCACGCGCGTAATCGTCATTGGAGCAAAGGCACTCACAATGATCGCAAAAGAAATACGAATTCTCATAACATGACATGCACAATGTCGTGTTCTGGTCTCCCATTGAATTGTCATGCGGCGTGTAATCGCCGCAAGCGTCGCACTTGCAAGCTTCGTCATCGGTGCATGAACGGCACCATTCCTGGCCATCAACCGTCACGCAATCATCGTTCTCTGTGATCGCATCACAGTGTTCGCAAGTTAAGTAATGATCATTGTAGCATTCATGGCAAAGTGTGAAACCGCCATCAATCGTCATGTTGTCCCGTGCGCAGCGCTCATTGCAGCACTCACATTCAGCCTCTCGGTCAACATCGATGATCTCGGCATCAAGCCGTTTTTGCGCTTCGGTCAAAACCTCGTCCGTGATCTCGCCGTTGAATCCCATTTCAACGGACACGTTTTCCGCGAATGCTTTCATGTACGACATGACTCTTTTCCCCTCTTGTGTGTGGTGTGTGGTCAGTGGCAAGAACGGCCGATAGTTTTCAGGATGCTTTGGGCCAATGCGTAAGCATCGTTTGAATTGAGAGTCAACGTCATGCCGTTAAACTCGACGTCCAGCATGCTGCGGCCGGTCGCGTTGACATCAATCGTGTTGACCGTGTTTACCTGTTTGCCGTTGGTCAAAGTGCTTTCTTCAGTGTGAAACATCATGGATCTCGTCTCCCGTGTTTTAGGTTGCTCTCACGATTCACATTGAACCGCACGCGTAAGCTAGCACGGAGACGCATGGAGATGCAATGGGTTAGTTCAGATACAGCCCTACCTATCCGATCCGATGGTGAATTCTGGCATCATGGCATGATTCGTGCTGAATCGATGATGAAATGTCATGCCAATCAGGCATGAAAACGCTAGAGATGCCTTATATCAGTGCATATCAGCGTGTTTTGGGTGTTCAAAGGCATCAAATGATAGGCATTCGTACACAGAGCGTGGGTCCTTCCTAGCAAGAACATATAAGCGTGAGTGTTTTGGCCGGACCCCCGGTCATAATTTGATTTACGTCGCCCCAGTTTACCTGGCTTAACATTGCCTGCACCCACACGGGAGTTTGAGAACGAGCGTGTCAACACGATCCGGGCGAGAATTTCGCGTCGGGATCGGGACATCGGGGAGGATTACCCGGCCGCTGGGGATCTGGTGCGCCGCGAGGCGTGCAGGCTGGATCTGCGGCTCTTTCTGACGACGTACTTCCCGAATGCTTTCGTTCTGGAGTGGAGCGAGGATCACAAGAAGGTCATCGTCCGGATGGAGAAATCCATCCTTGAGGGCGGCCTGTTCGCGATATCCATGCCTCGCGGCAATGGAAAGACCAGCATTGCCACGCGGGCGGCAATCTGGGGTCTCGTGTACGGCCATCGCAGATTTGTCGGGCTCGTCGGGGCCACCGACCGGCGAGCGACCGACATGCTCAAGACCATCAAGATGGAGCTGACCTGCAACAACGTGCTGGCGGTTGATTTCAGGCAGGTTTGCTATCCCTTGATCCGCCTCGAAGGGCACGCGCGGAAGGCGATCGGCCAGTTGTTTGACGGCAGTCCGACCCGGATCGAGTGGGGCGTGGACCGTCTGACCCTGCCATTCGTGCCCGAGCGAGCCCTGGACGGCGTGGACGTGGCGGGCTCGACGATCAGTGTGGCGGGCCTCACGGGTGCCCTCAGAGGCCAGATGTCGACGCTTCCCGATGGCACGATCTTGCGACCGGAGCTTGTGCTGCTCGACGACGTGCAAACTCGTGAATCAGCGATGAGCACCAGCCAGTCGCAGGATCGGCTGGCGATCGTCAACGGGGATGTGCTCGGCATGGCGGGGCCTGATCGCAAAATCTCGGCGATTGCCTGCATGACCGTGATCCGCGCCGGTGATATGGCCGACATGCTCTTGGACCGGGAACGCTCGCCGCGCTGGCATGGGGAAAAGTGCAGGCTCCTCGACTCGATCCCCACGGATGACAAGCTCTGGGACACCTACGCGCAGATCCGAGCCGAGTCGCTTCGCAAGGGGGGCAACGGCTCCGAGGCCACCGACTTCTACAGGCAGCACAGAACGGCGATGGACCTGGGAGGATCGGCGGCCTGGCCGGCTCGACACCTTGATGATGAGGCCAGCGCGATCCAGCACGGAATGAACCTCAAGATCGACGATGAAATGTCGTTCATGGCCGAGTACCAGGGATCTCCGATCCGGCCCCACCTGGCCGAGAGCCCGAAGCTCACCGCCGCGGCCATTGCGGGCAAGACGAACGGCATCAAGCGGGGCGAGCTGCCCGTAGCGGCCGAGTACGTGACTGGCTTCATCGATGTGCACGACGCGGCGCTTTACTGGTGCGTGGCCGGATGGTCGGTCGGTTTCGATGGCTGGGTGTGCGATTACGGCACCTGGCCGGAACAGAAGCTCAATTACTTCACTCTGCGTAAGGCTCCGCACACCCTACAGAGAAAGTATCCGGGCAAAGGCCGGGAAGGGGCGATCCGTGCGGGGCTCGTGGACCTGACCGACATGCTGCTCACTCGTAAGTGGCGCAGGGAAGATTCGGTTCCCATGTCGATCGGGCGACTTCTGATCGATGCCGGTTATGTTCCCGACGTTGTGCACGACGTTTGCCAGCACTCGAAACACGCGGCGCTTCTGTTGCCCAGTCGCGGCGTTGGCGTGACGGCTTCCATGCGGCCGATGAGCGAATACGAGAAGCGGGCCGGCGATCGCCTCGGGGATTTCTGGTATCTCCCCAAGCTGACGGCCAAGCAAGCCATTCGCCAGATGCGGTTTGACGCCAACCATTACAAATCCTTTATCCATGCCAGGTTTGCCACGGCTCTGGGCGATCCAGGCTCTCTCAGCCTGTTCGGGCACTCCCCCGAGGAACATCGCCTCTTTGCCGATCACGCAACGGCAGAGTTGCCCATCTCCACCCACGGGCAGGGGCGCAGCCTGTTCGAGTGGAAGACGCTGCCAGACAAGCCTGATAACCACTATTTTGACGCTTGTGTCGGTGCCGCCGCCGCTGCAAGTCTCATGGGTGCTGCGCTGGCAAGTCTCGGGGCCAGCAAGCCGGTTGAAGCACGGCCGAAACGCAAGAGTTTTGCCGAGGCGTATGCCTCTCGTTGGGGGAATGCCCATGCCTGACCCCGTTGATAGCGACGCGATCCTGGCCGCACTCCAGGAAGCGGCCTCGGGACCCGAGTCGGCCAGTAGCGACGCGGGGAGCGTGAAGCAGTACAGCCTTGCCGACCTGCTGGCGGCACACAAGTATCTCGCGGCCGTCGCGGCGTCCCAGCAGGCCAACAAGACGAGCGGCCTGCGGTTCGGCCAGATTTTGCCGGGCGGCAGCGTACAGCGGGGCTGGTGGTATCCTCGCGGCGCGCCCTCGGGTGGCGGCTGGGACCCTTGGCAGCGCTAATTTTAGACCACCGGGGCCAGCCGATCCGCCGCCAGGCTGGCGAGTCCAGCGTGCGCGAATCGGATCAACGCCGGCTCAAACAATCCTATGATAGCGCGCAAATTTCTGAGGAAACGATCCGCCACTGGGGCGAGGCCGACAACCTCTCGGCCAGGGGCGCGAACAGTGCCCAGGTCAGGCAGAAGCTCCGCGACCGCTGCCGCTACGAGGTGCAGAACAACTCGTGGGCCTCGGGCGTGGCCGATGCCCTGGCCGACTTCATGGTGGGAGACGGTCCCCGCCTCCAGCTTCTCACCGACGACCGCGAGCTGAACTCGCTGATCGAGAGCGAATTCTCCCAGTGGGCCGAGGCGGTGGGCCTGGCCGACAAGATGTGGTTGCTCAGGCGGGTGCGTGCCGTGGACGGCGAGGCGTTCCTCTTCCTCGAGGACGACCCCGACCTCGAGCCCGTGACACTTGACCTCCGCGAGTACGAGGCCGAGCAGATCGCCACCCCGTACTTTTATCCCCTCGACCCCCTCCAGATCGACGGTATCGAGCTGAATCAGCTTCGCAAGCCGGCCTATTACCATCTCTTGTATGAACATCCAGGAGACCTCTTTAATTATCGGGGCCTGTTCAAGTTTGAGCGGGTGCCGGCGAAGCTCGTGGTCCACTGGTTCCGCGCGTCCCGGCCGGGCCAGTACCGGGGCATCCCCGAATTCACGCAGAGCCTGGGGCTGTTCGCCGACTTGAGGCGCTACCGCCAGGCCACCGTCGCTGCCGCCGAGACGGCGGCGAGCTTCGCGGCCATGCTCTACACCGAGAATCCTCCCGAGGAGGGCATGACCTACCCGCCCGACTGGGAGAAGATCCCCATCGACCGCCGCATGTTGACGACGGTTCCGGCCGGCTGGAAGATGAGCCAGCTCAAGGCCGAACAGCCCGCCTCGGGACATCCCGAATTCGTCCGTACCTGCCTCACCGAGCTGGCCACCGGGCACAGCACAACCTACGAGATCGCCTCGGGCGACTACTCGAACGTGAATTACTCCTCGGGCCGGCTCGGTCTCCAGCGGTTCAACCGGGCGATCAACGTGGATCGCGCCCGCATGGAGCGGACGGCCCTGAACCCGATCCTGCGCGCCTGGCTGGCCGAGGCGGTCCTGATCAAGCTCATCCCCAGCATCACCACCCGGAGCGACCAGTGGCTGCACCGTTGGCTCTGGCCGGCGATGGAGATGATCGACCCCTTGAAGGAAGCACGGGGCGAGCAGATCGACCTCGAAAATTACGGGACAACATTCTCCGAGATGTGCGCCCGTGACGGCGTGGACCGCGACTCGCGACTCGCCGAGATCGCCCGCGACAAGGAGGACTTCGACGCGCTGGGCCTGCCACTACCCTACGGCAAGCCAGCCCCCATCCCGCCTCAGACTGCTGACCAGCAGATTGAACAAGGAGACCAGACCGATGGCCAGACGAGCAATCAAGGCCAGAGCAGCGGAAACGGCCGTGCCCGAGCGGCTTTCCTTCACCGCAACGGTCGCGCTCGACCTTGAGGCGAAGAGCGCCGACGGCACCGCCCGGCGTCCCACGTTCGCCATCAAGGCATACACCGGCGCGGTCATGCAGGCGGCGGGCTTCTTCAGCCCGGTCATCGTTGACCTCTCGGGCCTGAAGGCCGCGCGCGACAAGATCCCCATCCTGCTGGACCACGAATCGTCCCAGATCATCGGCCAGACCGACGTCATCACGATCGACGCCGCAGGCGTGGAGCTCACCGGCTCGATCACCGGCGAGGATGCCAACTCGCAGTCGGTGCTCACGCACGCCCGCAACGGCTTTGAATGGCAGGCATCAATAGGTGCTTCTATTGTCAGACAAGAATTCTTGAAGACCGGCGAGAAGGCCGTGGTCAACGGCCGCGAAGTCTCGGGTCCGCTGCTCATTGCCCGCGAAAGCAGGCTCTTTGAAACCTCGTTCGTTGCGATCGGGGCAGATCCCCAGACGACGGCCAGCGTGGCTGCCTCGTCGAGTTCCCTTGGCTCTCTCCCTACAGGAGAAACCACCATGTTTGAAAAGTGGCTTGAGGCCAAGGGTTTCGACCCCAAGGCCCTCAGCGATGTTCA